CGAAGTACGAGCCGACAACATTCGCCGGGCCATCGCGGCATGACCTGCTGGCCGTCTATCCCGTGGGCGACCACCACGTCGGAATGTATGCCTGGCAGAAGGAAGCCGGCGGCGACTACGACCTGGCGCGGTCGGAGAAGCTGCTGACCGACGCGTTCGTGCGGCTCTCGAGCACCCTTCCCGAAGGCGGGCAGGCGCTCGTCGCGTTCCTCGGCGATCTGTTCCACTACGATGGCATGGAGCCGGTGACTCCGGCGCACAAGAATCTCCTCGACGCCGACGGGCGCTACCCGCTGATGGTGCGAACCGGGATCCGGCTCGTTCGCCGCGTGCTCGGGATCGTGCTGGCCCGTCACGAGCAGGTCCACGTCGTCGTGCAGGCGGGGAACCACGATCCCTCGTCGGCGATCTTCCTCGCCGAGTGCCTCGCCGCCGTGTACGACGCAGAGCCGCGGCTGACCGTCGACGTGTCGCCGCGCCAGTTCCACTATGTCGAGCACGGCCGCAACCTCATCGGCGTCTGCCATGGGCACGAGGTCAAGAAGCTCGAGGAGCTCCCGATCGTCATGGCGCAGGACCGGCCCGAGGCGTGGGGCCGCACGCGCTACCGAACCTGGCTGACCGGGCACGTCCACCGTGACCGCGTCGTCGACGCGAGCGGCGTCCGCGTGGAATCGTTCCGCGTGCTGCCGCCGACCGACGCCTGGGCCGACTCGCGCGGCTACCGCGGTGCGCGCGAGATGAAGGCGCTCCTGCTGCACGCCGACCACGGCGAGGTGCAGCGCGTGACGGTGAATCCGGAGATGTTCAATGAAGACCGCGCCGCCGCTGCGCCCCGCCGATAAGGCCCGCATCGGGGCGACGAAGTTCGGTCGCGTCCAGCCGCCCTGGTGGGACGACCGGCCGGTGTTCATCATCGGCGGAGGTTCCTCGCTCAAGGGTCGCGACCTGTCGCGGCTGCGGGAGCAGGGCTGGGTCGTCGGCGTCAACCGCGCGGCGGACTTCTGGCCCGTCGACGCGACGTTCACGCTCGACATGAAGTTCGCGCGCGAGTACGCCAGCACGCTCGAGAAGTGGGCAAAACAGCACGAGGTCTACCTGTGCCTGCCGAGCGGCTCCGTCGCGCGCTCCGTCCCGGGCGCCGTGTACCTCGAGCGCGTTCACCTGCGCGGCGTCACGACCAACCGGAGCCAGATTGCCCAGGGGCTTCACAGCGGCTACGGTGCGGTGAACCTAGCCCTGCTGAAACAGGCACGGAAGATCGTGCTCCTCGGGATCGACCTTGACTTGGCGGGTCACTGGCACGACGGCTATTCGTGGGACCGCGTCTCGTCGCGGCTCCACGGGCGCTACTACGACCGATGGGCCGACCGGTTCGCGGACGTTGCGCGCCATCTCCCGAAGGTGTATCCAGGGGTCGAGATCGTCAACGCGAACCCGAAAAGCAAAGTGAAAGCATTCCCCTTCGCGAGCTACAAGGAGTTCGGCCTGTGATCGACCCGAACTGGAACGACAAGGACTCGAAGATCCCGCGGTTCCGCGAGCTCTACGAGCAGGCGCCGTATCTGAAAGCCTACGCCCGACACACCGGGCTCCGCGTCGAGGACGACCCGCGCGGCGCGTGCGGCGGCCGCTGGGCGGACGGCGAGCTCCAGCTCGCGTTCCTCGTCGAGCGCGGGATGACGCCGTACCACTGGCTGATGGATCTCGGGTGCGGCACCGGCAAGCTGGCGCGGCACGCCGTCCCGTTCCTCGACGCGAACCGCTACACCGGGATCGACATTTCGATGAGCGCGGTCGGCGCCGCGATCGAGCTCGGCGCCGACGAGGGCTGGTACCCGGCGAAGCAGCCGGAGTTCGTCGTCAGCGACGGCGGGCTGTCCTCCGTCTGGATGACCGGCCGCCGCTTCGATTACGTGTGGGCGCACTCCGTCCTGACGCATCTCCCTGAGGACGCGATCGGCGCGCTATTCGATGACCTGCGGCGCGTGAGCTTCGGCCGCTTCTTCTTCACCTACAAGTTGGGCGCGCGGCCCGCGCGCGTCGGGCTGAAGAACTTCGTCTACCCGTTCGAGTTCCTCGAGGGCATGGCCGCGGACCGCGGACTCACGTGTGAGCGCGATCCGAAGGCGTGGGCGGCCGACCATCTGACGGCGGTCATTCGGGTGCGGTCGTGAGCTTCACGCTGATTGTCCCGTACTACGACAACCCCGCCATGCTGCGCCGCCAGGCCGAAGAGTGGGCGCGTTACCCGGAGTCGGTGCGGGTCATCGTTGTCGACGACGGCAGCCCCGGCCATCCGGCCGTCGACGTGGTGCCGGCCGACTCGCGCGCGGCGATCTACCGCGTCGGCGTCGACATTCCCTGGAATCGCAATGGCGCCCGCAACCTTGGCGCGGCTGTCGCGAAGACGAACTGGATCCTGCACACCGACGTCGACCACGTGCTCCCGACGTCGTCGGCCGAGAAGCTCGTGATGCGCGAACTGGATCCGGACCGGTGGTACCGGTTCGAGCGGTGGCGCGTCGGCCGCGCGGACGAGACGCGAAAGAAGGATCCGATCCCCGCCGACAAGGAGCTGGGGCAGGTGAAGCCGCATAACGATTCCTTCATCTGCACGCTCGGATTGTACTGGCGGGCTGGCGGCTACGATGAAGACTTCAGCGGCTCGCTCGGTGGCTCCGCGCCGTTCCTCGGCTGGATGAAGAAGCTCGCCGGCGATGCCGCCGTGCTGCCGATCCCGCTGTTCGTCCACACGCGAAACGCCGTCGCCGACGCATCGGAGTCGGTCCTGAGCCGGGACCGCTCGAGGTTCGAGCGACTACGGCGCGAGAAGCGGAAGGCCGGGGACCCGCGCCCGACCGACCACGTGAGGTTCCCATGGCGCCGCGTCCGATGAACCTCGGCGCTGCGCTCGAGCAGTGGCCGACTGTCGCCGATGAGCGGAGCACGCTCGAGACGCTGCTCCAGGGCTGGTCGCTCGCGCGCTTCGGCGACGGGGAGTTCAAAAGCGCATACGGCCGAGAACAGTCATGGCAGCCCCCCAGCGCCGCGCTCGCCGCGGAGCTTCGCGAGGTCCTGTGGAACCCGGCTCCGCGCTGCGCGGTCGGGATCCCGACGATGGACGAGCGCGGGCCGAAGATCGCGCTATGGCGGCGCCTCGAGCCGAAGATGCTTCCACTGCTGAACGCCGGCATCCCCTACGGATCCGCGTTCATCGGCCGGCCGGACCATGCCCCCTGGATCATCGGTGACGAAAAGTTCATCCGGGATCTCGTCAGCCTATGGCGCGGGAAGGTGGTCGCCGCCGTGTACTGCCCTGGGTCGATCGGCGGAAAAATCTCGCGCGCGGCGCGGCAAACGCGTATGATGCTCCGCGTGGAATGCCCCGAGCTGGACGCCTATTCCGTGATCGACCGGCTCGAGGACCAGTGTCTGGAGGCGCGGCGCAATGGCGCGGAGCTCGTGCTGATTTCGTGCGGTGTCACGGCGACGTGCCTGGCGAATCGTCTGGCCCGGCAGGGGATGCAGGCGATCGACGTCGGCACGCTCGGGAAGCGGCTCCTCGAGCCGGTGAAGGGCGACGATGAAGCCTGACGCGCTGTTCGAGTTCCTCGTGGGACGCTCCGAGCGCGCGATCGACCCCGCGGTCGCGCGAGAGCAGATCGAGGGGCGCCGCGTGGCGATCACGGGCGCCGGCGGCACGATCGGGTCGGAGCTCGCGCGCCAGGTGGCCGCGTTGGGCCCGGCGCACATGACGCTGATCAACCACTCCGAGTTCCCGCTGTACCAGATCAACGGCGAGCTCGGCGACGTGCCCCGCACGCTCGCGGTCGTGGACGTGCGCGAGCGCGAGGAGGTCTGCCGCGCGTTCGAGAACGACCTGGTCGACGTGGTCTTCCACGCGGCGGCCATGAAGCACGTCCCGCTGTGCGAAGAGAACCCGGTCGCCGCCGTGCTGACGAACGTGCGCGGCACGCGGAACGTGATCGAGGTCGCCGAGCGGGAGCGCGGCGCGCTCGTCGTCGTGATCTCGACGGACAAGGCCGTCTACCCGACCTGCGTGATGGGCGCGACCAAGCGCGTGGCCGAGCGGATGGCCGCGCAGTGGGCGGGGACCACCGTCGTCCGGTTCGGGAACGTGCTCGGGTCGTCGGGCTCGGTGCTCCCGCTGTTCGAGCGGCAGATCGAGGCCGGGAGGGCCCTGACCGTGACGCACCCATGTGTGAACCGCTACTTCATGACCACGCGCGAGGCGGTCGGCCTCACGCTCGCCGCGACGAGGCTGTCCGGCGCGCGGTACGTCCTCGACATGGGCGAGCCCGTGCTCCTCGCCGACGTGGCGCGGAGGCTGATGAAGTGGCGCGGGGCGCCGCGGAAGATCGAGTTCGTCGGGCTACGCCCGGGCGAGAAGCTGGACGAGGACCTGTTCTACGATGACGAGTCGCGCTGCCCGACCGAGGTGCCCGGCGTGCTCGAGGCGCAGGGCCAGCATGACGCCGACGACACGCGCGCCGCGCTCCGGCTGCGCGCGCAGGTGATGATCCTCGAAGAGCTCGCCGCCGAAGGGAGGCGCGAAGAGGCCGTCGCGCTGCTGCGCGAGCTCGGGGAGGCCGACCTGTGACGTGGCCGCGTGTCCTCACCGAGGCCGAGACGCTCGAGCGCCTCGTCGGCGGCGCGTCGATCGCGCGGTTCGGCGACGGCGAGCTGAAGATCTGCTGCGGCGGCGCAACGGTCACGCACCATCGCGACGCGAAGCTGCTCGCGAAGCTGGCCAAGGAGCTTCGGGGCATCCTGAAGGATCCCGCCCCCGGCCTGCTGCCGGCGATCCCGAACCCGCGCGCGGTGAAGAACCGCTGGAAGTCCTGGGAGACGCAGCGCGATCAGTGGTGCAAGCTGATGGACATGGACATCGTCTACGGCTCGGCGTTCGTCGGCCGGAAGAAGGTCGCGCCGTGGGTCGACACGCCGAAGTACCGCGAGCGGTTCCGGTCCATCTGGAAGGGCCGGAACGTCGTCGCCGTCTGTCCGCCGACCCACCCGTTGCCCGGGTGGCTCGAGCAGGACTGCCACGAGGTCGCCGTAGTCGAGTGCCCGCTGCTCGAAGCCTACGCCGAAATCGACGACCTTGAGGCATGGGCGACCGACTGTGCGGGGACCGACACGGCCACGAGCCGGTCCCGGATCATAATCATCTGCGCGGGGCCTGCGGCGAAGCCCCTGGCGAACCGCCTCGCGCGGCGCGGGATCCGCGCGATCGACTTGGGAAGAGGCGCAGGATTTTTGTATAAAGGCGAATGACCCAATGTTCCATTCCGGGGTCTATGAGATTGTTTGCGCCGTCGACGGACGACGTTATGTCGGCGCGTCGAATAACATTCTATACCGCCTCGGATACCACCTGAAGCGACTGAGAATCGGTCAGCACGGGAACCGGAAACTACAGGAAGCCTGGAACCAATTCGGGGAGCGCGCGTTTCAGTTCCGCCCTATCGTGTGGGCAACCCCGGACAACGCCAAGCGCGTCGAGGCGGCGTTGATCCGCCGACTGTACGATCGGGGGCGGGCGTTCAACATCAACGGCACGCCGGAACACCCACGAGCCTGTCGGGATTCGTGGGTGGATCCCGCGGCGCGAGCTCGGCGTTCCGCGTCGATCCGGCACGTCCGCTCAACACCGGAGGCGCGCGCCGCGTGCTCTGCCGCGGCAAAAAAGCATTGGGCCGATCCCGCGTTTCGGGAAAAAATGTCCCGGATCCGGCGCGGTCGCCCGCGGAAATACGGGACATGACCGACCTGACCGTCGTCACGTTCGTCTGGCCCGGCCCGCGTGGCTGCCTCCTCGAGCACGCGTCGATCCTCGGCGCCATGGTCCGGCGGCACGCCCCAGGCGCGCGCGTGGTGGCGATCGCGGACCAGCCGGGCCCTTGCCCCGGGGTCGAGGTGATTCGCACGCCTCCGGCGGCCCTGGCGATGGCGCGCCTGGAATCCCCCGAGGGTGCCCGGTTCCCCTCGAGCTACCGGCGCCTGTGGCTGTTCTCGCTCGAGGCGCGCGAGGTGCTCGGTGCCGACCGGATCCTCCTGACCGACGTCGACGCCGTCGTCGTTCGCGACCTGTCCCCGCTGGTGGACGAGCACGTCGACCCGTTCATCGGGTGGCGCCCCCGGATGGTGTGGGGTCGAGCGGGCGAGGCGCGCCTGGCCGGCGGCATGTGGGCGCTCGACCTCGACACGCACACGGACGTCTGGTACGAGTTCGCCAGGGACCCGGAGAAGGCGATCGCGCGGGCGCGCGCGGCGGGGTTTCGCGGCAGTGACCAGGCGTGGCTGAGCTTCAAGCTGGCGAAGACGGCGCCCGTGTGGCCGGCGGGCTCCGGCGTCTACTCGATCCGGGATTTCCTCGAGCGGGACAGGCACTCCGGCCGGCCCGTCCGCGGTGGCCAGCTCGACGCGAACGTACTGCCCGCGGACGCGCGCGTGGTGCACCTGAACGGGCCCCGGCACTTCAAGCCGTGGTCGCCCGAGGCGCGCGCCCGGTTCCCGTGGGTCCGCGAGCACTGGCGGCGGTAGACTGTAGACGTGGCTTTCGTCAACGACTTCCTGGACATGATGAGCGACACGCTCCGATGGCGGCCGCTCGCCGGGCGCGACGATTACGGGGCTCCCGACTACGGCAGCACGGACGGCGACGAGTTCGAGTGCCGGCTCGTGCGCGAGAACAAGCTCGTCCGGACGGTGCAGGGCGACGAGGTCGTGTCCACCGCCCACGTGTGGATCGGCGGCACGCCGATGGTCCGGCCCGAGGACCAGATCGAGCTCTCCGACGGAACGACGCCGGAGATCCTGTCGGTGGAAATCTTCCAGGATGAAGACGGCGGCGAGCTGCTGTCGCACACCAAGGTCTACTTTCGATGAGTGCCGGCACGCTCGTAGGCGTCGTCGAGCTCGGCTACCGGTCCGTCCGCGTAGTCGAGATGCCGATGCCGTTCATGGACAATAAGGCGGGTTCGTTCCTCGCGGTCGCCGGGGAAATCTGGATCTCGGCCGAGCTCACGCCGATCGAGAAGTTCCACACGCTCGTCCACGAGCTGCTCCACCTGGTCTACTGCGCGCGGCAGATCCAGCCCGACGACGGCGAGGAACGCACCGTGGCGGAGATGGCCGAGGGGCTCGTCGAGCTGCTCGTCCGGAACGCGCTGGTGCGCGAGCAGATCGAGGCCGCCGCGATGGCCGTCGCGTTCAACGTGGCGTCGGAGAACTGATGGCCGGCCCGAAGTTCGAGGTGAAGTTCCGCGGCGTCGACGCGCTGCGCAAGCGGCTGAAGAAGTTCCGCGGCGACATCCCCCGCGCGATGGGCTCCGTGCTGTTCCAGGAAGGCGAGGAGACGATCACCGAGGCGAAGCTCATCACGCCCGTCGACGAGGGTGTGCTGCGCGCGTCGGCGTTCGTGAAGCTGCCGCAGCTCAAGGACGGCGAGTTCGTCGTCGAGATCGGGTTCGGCGGGCCGGCCGGTTCGGGCAACCAGGGCGCGAGCAACGCGAAGGACGTCGGGTACGCCGTGTTCGTTCACGAGGACCTGACCGCGCATCACAATGTCGGCCAGGCGAAGTTTCTCGAGGTGCCGCTGGACCGGCGCCGGCCCTCGATCCCCACGCGGCTGGCGGCGAACCTGGATCGCGAGCTCGGGAGGAAGTGATGGCGCTGCTGGACGACGTGGTGGACTTTCTCGAGGGCCAGGGCCTGGTGAACGATGGCTCGGGCGGGTGGACCGCGTTCAAGTCCTACCTGCCCGACTCGCCCGACCGCGCCGTGGCGATCTTCGAGACGCCCGGCGAGCCGGCCGAGGTCGTCAAGCCGGGCACCGGGCAGGCCTACGACTTCCCGGGCTTCCAGGTCCGGATCCGCGGCGCCGAATGGGACTACGAAGCGATGCGCGCGCGGCTGTACGCGATTTTCCTCGCGCTGCACGACTCGGACATGGGCAGCGTCACCACCGGGAGCCCGCAATACCTCATGGTGCGGTCGCGGCAGTCAGGCCCGTTCCCGCTCGGCCTCGACGAGCGTTCCCGGCCCGGCGCCACGTGGAACTTCTCGACCTGGCGCGAGCGAGGCGCCTGACCCTTCGCGCTATACTGCCTCAAGAGACAGGGCCCGGCGCGAGCTCGGCCCGAAACCACTTTCAGGGGGCGCGCCTAGATGGCAGCGGAACGCGGGCGAGACTTTCTCCTCAAGATCGGCGACGGCGCCACGGTCCAGGCCTTCACCAGCGTCGGCGGTCAGCGAGTCGGCTCGCTGACGATCAACGGCGACCCGGTCGACGTGTCGGACAAGAACAGCGACTGGCGCGAGCTCCTGACGGGCGCCGCGCTCAAGTCGATGAGCGGCTCGATCTCGGGCGTGTTCAAGGACACGGCGAGCGAGGACCTGCTCCGGCAGTACGCGCTCGACCAGCAGATCAACGACTACCAGTGGGTCTTCGCCGACGGTGACGTGTGGGAGGGCGGCTTCCTCATCACGTCGTTCGAGATGACCGGCGAGGTCGGCGGGGCGCGCGAATACTCGATGACGATGGAATCGTCGGGCGAGATCACCTTCGACAAGGTGACCTAACAACTAGCTTCGACATAAGGGGAACCGATGGCTGCGAACGCGGTGCGCGGCGAACGGAAAGTCTCGATCGGCGGGCAGGGCTTTGTCCTCGTCCCGTCGTTCGGTCGACTGTCCAAGATAGAGACGGCGATCGGGCGGACGCTGGTGCAGCTCCTCCAGGAGATCGCAGTGACTCAGCGCGTGTCGATCACCGACACGGTGGCGATCGTAGAGATCCTCGCGCGGGAGCCCAAGCTCCCGACCGAGCGAATCGGCGCGCTCGTCGTGGCCGAGGGGTACGTGAAGGTGCTCGGTCAGATCGCGAGCGTGATCGGAACGGCCCTGACCGGCGAGGAGGAAGACGAGAAGGAGGCCGGCGCCGAAGGCGCTCCGGGAAAAGACGCCGCCGAGGACGCGCCGAGC